TAAATTCAATCATTCAATAGATAATGCTTCATTATATAAACCATGCATCAATACTTTAAGTTCTTTCTTATCAGATTTAATATCTAAATTTTCAATATAGCTATCCAATATTGTTAGTGTATCTTCTGCTTCGTCAATGATATCATCATCATCTTCTAAATTTAGATTTAAGTGATCTTCAACTACTTGTAAATGAATTGGGCCAGCATCTTCAATTCCATTAATCAACATGTCAAACATCACTGGATTGTTCTTCTCTTTGATAACAAGTTTAACATATGTGTCAGCCAAAGCATCTAAATTCATTCCATTCAAGTCTTCATATGTCAAATTGGTGTCATCATAGAACAGCTTATAGAATAGTGTATATGGATTTGGGATAAAGGTCAACGCTCTTGTTGCAGTATCATATACATGAAACCCTTTTTGATCATCGTAACAAGACCACGTCATTTCATAAGCGGTTCCTAAGTAAGTAATATTACCAGATGTGCTTCGATGATGAAAGTGCCCGCTATAAACCTGATCGAACTTTTCAAAAGCTTTTGGATTACATCCTTCGTAGTTTGGCATTCCCCTATACATTTGAAAACCAGTTAACTCGAGATGACCAAAACAAACATGAGCTTTGGTGTCATGTACCATTCCCCACGTCTGTTCTTCATTATCTTTACAGATCCATGGGACTAATAATATATCAAGCCCGTCGATATTAATCTCTGTTGGTTCACTATACTCAAATACATTTGGATAACTGTCTAACAGTAAGTTAATACTATTAACTTCTAGTGTATTCTTATATGTAATATCATGATTTCCTACAATAGCATGTAGGATAGTTTGTCTTTCTTTCAGCGGCTCAAAGAACATTTCCTTTGCAGCCTTCAGTGATGTGTATGATATAAACTTACGCCTATCAAACGTATCACCTAAATCTACTACCGTATTAATCTCATGTTCATCTATATACGGAAAGAACACTTCATCATAAAACTTCTTTTGAAATACTGCAACCTTTTGATTATCATTGCGTGCTCCAAAATGAAGATCTGTCACTAGCGCTATTTTCACTTACGGCGCTTCCTCTCATAATGTCGTTCATACTTTGTTCTAGATTTAGAATATTTCTCTAATTCGTCCGAAATAGCTGAAGTAAGTAGTTCTAGTTTTTGTGCTGTGTTGTCCCTTAACCACACTGGTTGTGTAGAGTCTCTTAGTTCGTTTACCCAGTACTGTACTTGGACTGGGACGCTCAGCTTTTCCGATTGTACCATTATTAGCTCCTAGTATAAAATTTCTCAACGCCAGTTACCTTAACGGCTGTGCGTTTTTGTTTAATACTTTTCTCTTTACGTTCAAAATTCTTAACAAAATCTATCATATAATCAGTTTGAAAATCAAGATTGTTTCCAATACCATGTTCGCCGCCACCTTCAACTAATGTATTAAAAATCACAGATTGCTCCAGCGACTTATGTTTAATATATAGTTGTTTTTTCTCTTTTTGTATTCTCCTAAGAAATGCATAATAGATTATCTGAGTAAAATAAGCAAAAGGGTTGTGTGATTTTTCTGGATTGAAATTATCAATGTAGCTAACACAATTTTCAATTCCATCACTAATCATATCATCCTTGAACGTATAATTAGCAAAGTTTGGTTTTGTTGCCAACCTATTAGCAATTTGAAGTAGACATCGTCCAACATAATTTGGTATTTGAGGTTTAGTATCACCTGATTGTTCGGCTTCGTCAACAGATTTTTTATATTCAATCATGACAACGAACAGCTGTTTATTGTCAACGTAATGGGCACCAGTGCCTTTTTTCTTAACCATTAATGTACAGTGGTGTTGGCGCCACCAACCATTCTATTGAGCAAAGCTTCTTTCATTTTATCCTCAGCCTCTTCATAGTTCTTTCCTACCCACGTTTGGTTGCCGGTCAGATCACGATGTTCCATCTCCGAGTATCCCCCTTTTAAAAAATTTTCATAATTAGTTGAAACGTTTTCGTGTAAATCGTTAACTAGGGCAATGACATGATCTTTACGTATCCTTACAATTGACACTTTATTAAATAACAACCAATGTGAGCATTGGATCCAGGTTTGTCCATCAGGTGCCATAGTCCTATACATAAGAACAGGATCTTCAAAAGTATAATGAGCTCCATCATCATTCAGAACTTTTGTAATTAATTCTTCCCCGTTTGTTAGTTTAACTAGTGCATGAGAATTTGTTGACATAACTACTCCTTTAAAGCGTACTTATGGATTTTATAGTTGAATTGTTCGTCGTTGTATATCTTTAATCTTTCTCCATAGTGCTTGAGTGTGAAATTGACCCATTTTCTGTGTCTAAGATCATCGACCAAATCGTATAATCGAACGGTATCTTTATCTTCAGCAGTGCGCAAACCTCGTCCGATCGATTGCAAGACTCTAATTTTACTTTTGCTTGGACTAGCGAACACGACGTTAGAGAGCCGACGAATGTTAACGCCAGTACTAAAAGTACCATATGATGCAATAATAATCGCATCTTCTTCTTGCTCAACAATTCCGCGAATTTCATCTCTCACTTCTCCAGAAACTCCGCCGTGTACAAAGAACACCTTCCTATTAAGATGTTCGGCTAACCTATACAACTCCTTACCGTGTTTTTCAACAAGGGAATATAACACAAGAGTATTTCCCTTCAGCTCATTACATAAATTAATAATAAACCTATTACGTGTTTGGAGCCCAACTATAAAATTAATCTCGTCCTTATACGTGGCCCTTGATTGGTCTGCTCTATTTTTCTCGGTATGGTTAAGTATACATATATTTATATTTAAGTTAGCTAGTACCCGTTGTTTAATTAACTCAGAAGTATGAATAACTCTTTCAATTGGTCCAAACAATCCTTCTAACACCAATCTATGTGTTTGTGTATCATCAAGAGTACCTGTAAAACCAAACCTATACGGACAATCAGTCATCTTACTCATTAGATTAGTTAATGATTTAGCTTTAAACAAATGAGCCTCATCACCTATAACTACCTTAAATTGTTCAAACCATTTCCTTGGTTGTTTATAAATCGATTGCCAGGTAGTAATAGTAATATTTGTGTTGATCTCTTTCGAAGCCCCAGCAGTAATTTTATGAACTTCAAACTCATAACCATACTCAGAAAAGTCTGACGCTAGTTGGTGCACCAATCCTGTTGTTGGTACAACTATCAGCTTCTTCATAGGATAATTCATTGCTAGCATATAAATGATAAGAGATTTACCAGAAGCAGTAGGAGAAAGAAGAAGAGTTCGTCTGTTGTTCAACCCATGTAGAATAGCCTGCTTCTGGTAATCTCTTGGCTCAAGGGTTAGTTGTATACTTTTTGCTAAATCATCGATATCAGTAAGTGTGAATTCATCTTTCGGTTTCAATTTATCATCAACATTATAAGCATACTCTCGTACACTACAGAAGTCAACGATATACTTTACTAATCCTGTATAAACTGTTCTTGTAACTTGATTGAACAATCTTATCTTGCCATCCCAGACCCTATTGCGGACGGCCGGCATAAACTTAGCACCAGGGACATCAAATGTAAAGAAGTCAGAAAGTTCTTGGGCTACTCCTGAATCGCAATCTACTTTACAATGAACATCATTAAGGTGGCTAATAGTTATCATGTCCCAACCTTAAACTTTTCCCATTGGATTGCATTGTTTATTTGATAACTTCGAATATTAAGAGTTCTTATAATAGCCTCAACAAACTCTACCTTTTCCTTACTATAGGCTATCTTGAGATTATGTACAGTAATATCTTTATCACTGTCGATATGCATAGGAATATCAGACTTCAATATGCGTATCTGAATTGCCTCCCAACCATGCTCTTCAAGCTCCTCTCGATCAAGAAGTCCACTATAATAATCATACTTGGCTTTCTTCAAGATTTTCGAGTCTTCTTGAAGTTTTACAAGCTGCAATCTTTCTCTACTAAACCACTTGTAATATTTACTATGTAATTTTGGAATCTTAATTGATTCCTCACCTAGTTCAGTACGATCAATTACAGAATCTCTTTCCCACTCATTCTGTATCTCTTCTAGCTTCATCTTCAATCAACTCTTCCAATGGGGCATTCAAACCACTTTGCAGCTTCATTATATTGTCATTATACTTCCCATCTGTGTTCTGGTCAACGAGATTTGCAAATTCAATCATCATTAAATCTTTATTACCAGATTCTAGTATTTTTGGTGT